TTGTGAGGAGCATGGGCAGTGCCTAATGACGTAAAAGAGAGAGAGTGTAGTTGTGGAACGTCACTTCAATCAGCACTGCCCAAGATACATGATAAATATCTAATAAGGCCATTGGATAAACTCCATCTTGATGCCAAGAACTCTAGCGATCCTGACCTTATGTTCATAACGAAACTTACGCTTGCCACGCATCATAAGTGAGAGCATTGATTTATCCAGCGCAATCTCGCGCGCTAATTGGTTTTTTGACAAAGTATAATAACGCTTGTCAACACTAAGCAAGTATTATTTTATATTAGAACTCTTCTTCTATGCGCATACCCACATTATATACGTCTGGCGCGACTTGTTGCATGTCTAAACTATTCTGCGCAAATCGTGCAAACATATGTTCAGATTCTGCATTTGAACCTGCGCTTGCATTATCTATACTAAATATAAAAGGTCTATGTGGACCATCAGTTAAGTTCCATACATCAGATACTACAGTATCATCAGAGAATTGATATACTGTGGTTTCGGATGGAAGAACATCACTTGCTACAAGAAAGCTAAAATTCATATCATATGCTATACGTCCACCGTACACTGCCTGACCATAAGTACCTAATGCAAATGGACTTTTAGATGTACTGGATGCTGTTCTTCCAAAGCTAGTCGCGCTACCAAATCTTTGACCACCAATTGACTCTTGTACCTTTACTTGGTCATATATAATACTTCTTGTAAGATTTAAATCTGGTGACTGTGGCATATCAAAATGTTCACCAATCATAATACCGCCTAACTTAAAATCTGTGCTACTATCCCAGGCGGTATCACCTTCAAACTGAATTGCCCAATATCGTAAGTCTTGCTCGTCAAAGGTTAGCAGTGTAGTTCCATCGTTATCTGGTGTTACTGTTAAAGTTGTATTAGAATCCGTTGCGGACATAGTTGTTGCATTTACTACATTTACTTCATTCACAGAACTCCAGTTTATATCTGCTGTTTCAGCATTAGCTCCATCTAAAGCTGAAGTATCTGAACTAATATTACCTGCAAATATTTTAAACCTTCCACTACATGAGTTTAAATTATGATTTAAAATTGCAATATATGTTTGCTTATAAGATGCAGTTGTAAATGCAGCGTTATATAATACATGACCATCGGTATCTGCGCTAGTATCAAATGTTACTTGATTAAGAGGTCGTAAGTCTTGTATGTCGTTTACTGAATTCGCTGTAGGTAATCCGATAAACCCATTGCTTGAATTTGTTGCAGTTATTGATCCAATAGACTGACCTCTTGCAATATGATAGTTTATTAAGTCTGTATAAAATCTTGGTGTGCGTATATTTTGATTAGCCATTAGCCTACCTCTCGTGCGGTTATATTTACTTTGCCTAGTGATCTTTTTGTTTCAACAATCATAAAATATTTGTTTGTTGCGAAATCTGTGCCAAACATCTCTACTGGCATATCTGTAAAAGTTACAATATCTCCAGTTTCTAATGCATATGCCTTTGCAGGATTAACTACATCGCATGAAACTATAATTTTCATATCACCTACAATATTATTGTAATATGAGTAAAAATCTGCATTGCAATCAGCGTTTGCTGTAGTTGGTATTGAGCCAACATTCATATCTAAATTAATTGAAGAAATTCCTTCTTTTGCTCCTAAATTATATTTCGCTCTGCTAGTTGTATTTGTGCTAGTTACTGTATTGTAATAACGATTTGACACAGCAGGATGTAAATGATTGCTAATATTTATTTTAGTTTGTAGCTCATTTAATGATGTTGTGTTTACCTGCACTCTATCAATATCATCACTAGTCATATTAAGTGATGCGGATAGCTCACTACTTTTTTTAATGTATACATATTTTAATTCATTACTAGGCGAAAACTTTGCAACAAACCCAGATTCATAAGCCAATTTATCTAACGCAGTTTTAAGAGATTGAGGTTCTAAAAACCAAGTACGTACTTTCCAGTTATCTACTGTTCGATCGGTATTCAAATCAGACCAACCAGTAGGTTCTGTTGAATCAAGGCCTGCAAATCTCATTAATAAATCTCTATGCGCATCGTGACCATGGCTAATCGCTCCAGAATCCCAAGAAGCTGTTAAGCCATCTGCGCCTAAATAAAGATAGTCTAAATTTTGAGATGAACTAATACTATTATTAGTATTTGCTTTATCTTCATCATATGATTGTTGTACGTCAAGATACAATACTAAATCACTTATTATAAGGTCTAATTGCACATTTGATCCAGAGCCACTTGAAATAGTGCTACTCAAATTAACTGTATTTAAATTATTGTTTGTCACGCTTCCTAATCCAATGGTTGCATATGATGAAGAACTTACACTAGTGTTATTTACGAGACTTCCATTGGTAAGAGACACTGCACTAAATCCCGCAGCAACAGTTCCAGAAAAATAATCACCTGCCGCGCCACTATAATTTACTCGCAAAGTAAGATTAGTGTTGCCTTGTCCGCCTGGAGTAGTTACCGATCCTTTTATATCTAAATCTATATCATTTACTTTTCCTAATTCTGCACTAAAATTAACATAAAAGTTTTTTGCTTCTGAACTAGTTGCAGGCCCATATGCATGAGAAATACCGCCAGAAGAGTATGTGTCTAAAAGCAAATTTTGAGGTGTGGAATATGTAGTGCTACCATCAGAACTAATTGATGTTCCATTTATTCTAAATCTTCTACGCATTTCACGTTTGACTAGACCAATATTAGTATTTGAATCAAAATCCGAATCTAAATCTTTTGTTTGTGCAGTATAATTATCAGCTTTAATACCAAGGAATGCATCCGCTGCCGAATCATAATAATGAGGACGCATATCGCTATGTGACCTAGATGTAACGATTAGATGATCAGTGGTAATACCTTTTCTTTTAAAAGGCACAGGATGCACTGCATTCGCATGATCTCGAACTAAACTTTTATCACCATGCTCTGTATAATCTCCATATACAACTGGCTGATAGATACCATTTGTTGTTTGTGTTTGTGGAAAATTAATACCATCCCATGGGCGATGTGAGTTAATAGAAAAAGAAATCACTTCATTTTGGCTAATACTAATATCCACTAATCGACCAGTAAACACTCTTTGACAACTACTTAAACTAGAGGATTCATTTAATTGCGCATGAACACGCACTTCTTTGTTGTGATAATTATTAGTTCCATTAAATAACAACTTATAAAAATCAGTACCATCTAAATCAAAATTTGCACTATTTATTTTTAAATTAGATGTTGATGCAGTGCCTTTTGTTATATCAATATTATCACGTATCGTTATATTGCGATTTAAAATTGCCCCATGATACATATTATCTTCTATAATTGTATCTTTAAAAGACAAGCCAAATGCGTGTATAAACTGATCAAATCCATTATTAGACCAACTTGCACCAGTTATTGTTCCAGAATTTGAATTAGAGCTAGAATCAGCTACCGCTGCTCCAGTTCCTTCGTTTAATTTCCAATATCCAACTAGATTAGAATCATCGCTATCTACTAATCTATTATAGTAATAAGCAATTTCAGATGCGCTACGTGCCGTATTCCACACTCTCACATGAGCTAACTCACCATTAAATCCATTGCTGTTTGCAAAACTATTGCCTATTGTCATTTTTGCATCTGTGCTTGTGCCGCCAGTTGGATCATTGCTTGCAGACTCTGTTTCAACTAATGCTCCATTCTTATAAAACAATGCATTACCGCTTGCATCATCACGAACAACTGCAACGTGCGTCCAAGTGTCTGCTGACAAATCAAAACTACTTGTAGTATTAGTTTCATTTGATCCACTGCCATATTCATAAAACAAACGAAACTCACCACCACTTTGTAAATTAACATTAAATGAAACATTTTCAGCTTCTGATTCTCCAGAACCAGATGATAATTGAATTACTACACCACTATTTATTGAGTCTGCTTTACACCAAAATTCTATAGTAAAATTGACCTCAGAACCTAAAATATCACCAAATGTAATGTTATCATCACTACCATCAAAGTCTAAACATTGTTGATTGTCAGCAGTAAATTGAACTAACCAATTTTCATTTATATTTGCAACGCTAGGAGCATTTGTGATTGCCATTACGCCAAGCCTTGATCAGAAACTTTTTGAATCTCAGGAATCAAGGTATCACGTACAAATTCATCATTAGCAATCATATTACCACTTACATTTATTGTCACACCACCTGCGTTGCCAGTGCGATTCATTGATGCGAGATTATCTACACCAATATTTTGCACTGCATCTCTGCGCATGACAAACTCACCTGCCTGCGCAAGAATAGGCACATTGTCCTGACCTTGTACCATTCCACCATTAGCAAATCTTTGTATACCTCTATTAGTAATCAATCCACCAGTATGAGCTAAACCAGCAAAAAGATTTAAAATTGCACCGCCTGTTGCCCCACCAGGAGTCAGTGCAACTAATGAACCAGCTAAACGTAAAAATATTGCAAACATTTCTGATGCATCTTTTGTTCCGCCTTTCAACTGGTTCATAGCACTGGATAATGCATTAATAGACTGTACACCAGCATTATTCACTGTAATTGCTTGTTCACCTTTATCTATTAACTGCAAACGAGCTTCTACTAATCGTCTTACAGCTTCAGCTTCTTTTAATTCTGCTTCTGTTTTTAACTCACTTGTATCTATGACAAATTCACCAACAACAGCACTATCTCTATCTATTTTTAACTTGCCTTGCAATACTTTACTTAAATTCTGCTCTGCTTGAAAAATGATTGCAGTCTTTTGTATTCTTTTTTCATCAACTCCATTTAACTGTAATGTGGCTAATGTTAAATCTGCCATTATAGTTTTTAATCTTTCATTATCTTTTACTGTCAAACCCAGCGCAATATTTTGATTCTGTAGCGTACCAATATATCTGTTCATTGCAGACGTAGCATTTTGTGTAGATACGGTATTACTATTTATTTGTGTATTTAAAGATTGAAACGAATCGGTTGCCTGTAAAATGCGATCCAATACTGCTACGCCAAATAACGCACCTAATACTTTTAGTAGCGTAGTAATACCACCTGTCATCAATGTAACAGTTGCAGCCATAATCTTAGCTCTACGATTAAATATCAAAATTAAACCCGACACAGTACCCACAGCAGTTCCAAATTGTGCAATGCGCTGTAGATTTGCTTCACGAAACGCCTTTTCTATTGATTGCGCAGTTTCTGTTAGCGCAGGTAGTAGCTTTTCTCCAATAGACGCTGCAAACCTCGTAATAGCGTCATTCATATTACTTACTGCACCAGTAAATGTTTTAGATAATCTTTCACTACTACCTTGTATACCTGCTACTGGGTCAACCATTGCACTTAACAATGCTCTTCTAAACTCAGGTAGTGTTATTTTACTTAAATCTTGTATACCTTGCGAATCTTTAATTAATTGTAATATACCTCTTTCTCTTAGTATGTCTGCTGCGCCTGCTCCCCCAGCGAAGGCACGACCTAAAGAACTTGCCGCTTCAGTAGCGGTTGTACCCATAAACGCAGCTAGGTCGGTAACAGCACTTAATGTAGCTTCTGAATCAACTCCAAACGCTTCTAACTGCGCACCTGCGTTTACAACATCTTGCAACTGAAATGGTGTAGTAGCTGCAATTTGATTGAATGTTTCAAAAGCCTTTTCTGCTTCAGCTACGCTACCAGTTAAACCAACAAGTCTGGTTTGTACATCCTGGAATCCAGATGCTGCGGATATAAAGCGATTCATCGCGCCTA